CCTATAAGTGCAAAGAATGTTTATGATAGAATCGTAGTCGCAAGTAATACTGTCGGCTTTAAGTTCACACCGCATGACTTTAGAGATACTTCCGCTACAATTCTACTAAGAGAATCTGGAAATATCTATGCAGTCAAAGAGCATTTAGGTCATGCAAATGTAAAAGATACGGAAGATGCTTATGCTGATTGGATTATGGATGATAAAGTGAAGTCCTCAGTTTCTATCGTAAAAAGCATCGGTAGGAAATCGGTAGATTATTAGTCTATATCTGACTACTTCTGTCCTTTATATATAACAAAAAATGGTGTATATGCAAAACGAACTACCCTCGTAAGTCTTCTAATAACATAAGTTACGTTATTTATTGCGGAGGGGGAGGGATTCGAACCCCCGACTCTTTAACGTATTGACGATACATCCATGTAACGGTAGGAAATCGGTAGATTAACTTAATTGCTCTATTAGTTTTATATTAGTATCATAAACCCCAAATGCTACCTCTTTAAACTGTAGCGAATCATCAGACATTCGCACATAGTAATAGGCAGAATCATCATAATATAAGAATTTATCGTGTGGGCCATATAGAGCAGTTCTCATTGTTTCCAAGCTTGTTTTATAAGTAGAACTAACAAACTTTAAATTAAAATTCCAAAACTTCTTACCATCATGTCTTTTATTTGAATACTCTACACCACCTTGACTGGTAAGTATTTTATTCCCATGTATCTTGCCTTCTGTTCCAGATAATTCTACATTGGTTAAAGATAATTGAGTACCTAAAATAACTTCTGTAAGTGTATTATTAGCTCCAGCACTTTGTCTCATGTAATAATAGCGTGTTGCTGGAGATGAGCTACTAACTGTTACTCCAGTTCTAACAGTCCACCCTTCATTAATAGTAGTCATACTTGAACCAGTAATACCAGTAGCATACGCATTAGTGGTTGCACTGTCATTAGCATACCAGTCAATATCATCTGCATCTTCAGCAGTGCTATGTACCGCAATACTATCTATTGTATTTCCAGATGCAGTAAGATCAAATTGCACCGTATCAAATTGCGCTGGCATTCCAGCAGCAGCTCCTATTGAAACATCAGTAAGCCTAGTCTCATTAGTAGCAGAAGTTGCATCAGCAGCAAAGTTATTTGTACCACCAGTTTGATCACCGCCAACTGGGTCTGCTGAATAAAGATTTGCGTTTGGATAAATAAAATACTTTGCCATAATTATACCTCTTTAAGAAATAGCGCCTACTTCCCTTACCTTAATTTTTAGTTTACCTGGAGTGCGTGATAAATAAATAACCATAAAAGCTTTATTAGTCCAGGCAGATCCAAAAGCTTTCTCTGGATACATATCACTATTATCAAATGTGACTATATCCCCTACCTCAATACCTATATGCGCTGGGTTAATTACCTCTGCTTCTATCATCAGCTTTACATTAGATACTAAATATCCGTAATAATTAGCGAATCCATCATTCGGACTGCCACCAGTAAGATCGGTAGCGCCTACTGTACCAGCACCATTTTGCACAATATAGTCTAAGCTGACTTGTTCAATATTCTCTTTTGCTGCAATATTATAATTAGTCCTAGTAGTGCCATTCGTACAAGTCTGAGAATTTATATAAGTACCGTTACCAGGGTGTTTCTCATAGTTCACAACAAATTTACTTACTAGATCAGCAATAGACGTATTACTGACAGTTATATTAGCTAAATCATCTTTTGCTAATGTATAGTCAGCACTACTATATGAATCTTTTACATAAATATATTGCGGACTATCATCTGCTTTAAAGCGAAAAGCAAAGCCACCTTCAAACTGGATCTTCTCTAAGGTCTGCCTAAGTGTTCTTGGCTTTAGTTGCCAAAATCGTGCATACCATTCTTTATTAGATTGCGATCGAGATGTATTTAAATCAGAGTAGTTATCTGGCGTAGATGTTGTTACACCACCAAATCGTATAAGCATGTCTCGATGTATATCGTGAATATAAGTTATAGCTGAAGAATCCCAAGAATTAGTTAAGCCATCATTCCCAGAATATATCATATCTAAATTAACCTCTTGCAACGCAGCAGCGTTTGGCTCATTGGTATAATCTTCTTCAACTGTAAATCTTAGATAAACATCTTTAATTGTGCAAACACCAGTCGTTCCAGTCTCTCCATCGCCTGCGGTACTTGATACTTGGAATCTTAATACATAATCATCTGGAAGTCGATTGCCATTGTTCTGTATGTCAGATAATATATTCCTTGTTCCAGATGCTTCAGTAGTAGTGCCATTTGTAGTTCTTGAAATCAATGTAGTATCTGCACCAAAAGAACGATCATATATAATTACTTCTGAGTCACCAATCTCATTAGATACAACAATCACTGCTGAATAATTTAATGAAGCACTTGTTATTTTTCCAGCAATCGAAGGTAGTTCAAGTTTTAGATCGGCTGACTGAGCATTACTAGCAGCAGTAAAAGATTGTGTAGCTCCATCACTTGTACTGGTATTAATAGCATTACCTGGATTAGTAAAGCCTGTGCCAGTTGCAGTTGCTTGAGGTCTAAATTGATAAGTGCGATTTACTTTACCTTTAATTTCAAAAGCATCTTTACCATCTCTAGTCTGTGTAGCGGTACTATTAGGTTCAACATAAACAAACATATCACCTCTGGAATCATAATAGTTTGCAACGACACCACTGCCTTCATTTTTTGCTGCTAAGAAATAAATATTTTGATTTGAATGGCTGGTTCTTGGCGCTGGATACAAAGCTTTTCCTGTCATAAATACATTAGAAGCATGTCCTGTATAGTTACCATAAACTACTGGCACATATACACCAGTATTACTTTTATCTACTGGTAATTCTATACCATCCCAGGGTCTTTTAGCAGCCATCTGGATTGTAATTGCATCACCGTCATAACTTATATCTAAGATACGAAACGTACCAACCACTACTGGATTATCAGAACCAACCTTAATGGATGCTGATACACTTCTATTAATGTAGTGATTAGACCCACCGAAGAACTCTTCAGAAATAGGACTACCATTGTATTCAAAATCAGCTATTTTTAATGTAATGTTTGATGTGTTGGCTTTTGATCTGACAATATCAAGGCTTTCACGAATACTTGGATTATTGATTATAGAACCATAATAAAAATTAGAGCTATAAGTCACATCGGCTAGTGCTAAATATAAATTACCGCCAGAATGTGTAATATTGAAAAGCCAATTCTCTTCAATCCCATGTGCATTTTGAGAACCGTTAAAACTTAGGCTCATGCTAAATTAAACCTTGCTGCTTTTTCAATGGCTGGAATAATATGATCTACAACTGTTTCATCTACCATTGGTGCAGAAATATTAACAGTCATATTATTACTCTGACCTGATTGATTCATTTGATGTAGTTGGTCTAAGCCAATATTCTGTACTGCTTCTCTACGCATAATAAACTCGCCTGCTTGAGCTAGTATAGGTACATTATCTTTCCCTTGAACCATACCGCCTCTAGCAAAAGCTTGTACGCCTTTATTTGTAATTGCTCCACCAGTGTGACCAATACCAATGCTCTTAGCTAAAAATGAACCAAATCCAAATCCTAGAGTTGCTGGTGCAAAGAAAGTTTTTAGCATTCCAAACACAACCGCCTGTGCTATTATTTGAGCAGCAATAGATTTTAATGCTGTTTCTACAGCTTGACCCATATTTTGACCAGCAATTCCAGCTTGCACAAAATTATCAGCTAATCTTTGAGTAACGCCAATAGATATTCGCTGTGTATCATCTAACGCTGCAAAAGCACTCCTAATAGGATCTATTGGTTTTAATTCTTTAACCTTTTCTTGTTTTTCAAGCCACTCATCTTGAATTACAATACTGCTTTCAATTCCTTCTTGAAGTTTTTGCCAAGTCAATACTTGCTCTTCATTAACTGCGCCTAAACCGCCTGCTGCTACAATTTGCTCTAAAAGCGCTTCGGTGCGTTCTTTTATTTTTTGCCTATTTGTTTCTAACAGATTATTTTGAGTTACTGTATTTTCATTTTCTTTAATAATGTGAGCTTGAAGCTCTAGGCTTGCGCCAGCATAATCACTATAAGCACTAGTTAAGGCTTGTGTTTTTGCAGCTGTTATGCCAAGTATGTCGTCAATATTTGAAACCTCTTTACCTAAATTTTCAGAAGCTTTTGTATTATTATTAAGCTGCCTCATCTGCTCCATAAACTCATCGGTCAATTTTTCTACTTCAGTCCTAGTGTCGCCTTCAATAACACCTCTAGTGGCATTAGCAAGGTTAGTTAAACTTGATATAGTCGCATCAGTTACAGGCTTTAACTTGTCACCAATAACCACAGCTAATCTTGTAAAGGAGTCACCCATATTTGAGATTGCGCCTGTGGTTGTCTTAGATAGTCTTTCTGTACTACCCTCAATTCCTAAAACTGGATCTTGTAATGAAGATATTAAAGCTTCTCTAAATTCTGGTAAGGTTGTTTTGGATAGGTCTGCTAAACCTTGAGAGTCTTTAATTATATTTAATATACCACGCTCTCGTAAAATATCAGCAGCGCCAGCGCCACCAGCATAAGCACGACCAAAAGAGTTAGCTGCTTCTGTAGCAGTTGTACCCATAAATGCTGCAAGGTCTGTAATTGGTTTTATTAATGCTTCGGCATCCGCACCAAACGCTTTTAGTTGCGCACCAGCATTGACTACATCGTCTAAACTAAAAGGTGTGGTAGCTGCAACCGCATTAAATGTATCGAATGCTTTATTAGCTTTTTCAACACTACCAGTTAAACCAACTAATCGTGTCCTAACCGCTTCAAATTTTGCAGATGCTCCTACAAATGTTCCGACAGCTTTAACTGCTGCGCCAATAGCAAAAGTATATAAAAGTATATTATTTCTTAATGCACCAATATTTCTTCTTAAACCAGCGGTAGTGCCTCTTAATTTTTCATTAGACCTCTCATACCCTTTAGTCGCCTTGTCAGCTTTTTTTAACTGACCCTCTAGGTTCGTAAACCCTTTGGCTCTGACTTCAATTACAAATTTATTTGCCATTATTCATTTCCCTTGATCGTTTCTCACAAGCACTAAGCTCTTCACTAATAAGACGAAAGATGTCAATGGTCTTAGCATCGGCTTCATGTAAGGTTTTTGCGAGAGGTAAATTAAATTTAGTGGATACAAAGTAATCATCTATATATCCTTCTATCTCCCTATCCATAAAGAACTTAGGGTTACAAAAGAAATTGAGATTATAATATAAGTTTTGACCTAAAGAGAATTTATTGTGTTTATCTTCTTCAATAATACGCTGACACTCATCCCATATCTCATCTTCAGTAAAGGTAATTACTTTAGATAAAGTTGGACTTTGTGCTTCGTAAGACTTGAATTTGACTGGGTAAAGACTGTTTCCCCAGCCGAAGAAGTTACACCAGGTAGCTACCCTGACTTTGATTTGGTCTTTTTTTTAGTAAGACCTTTATATTCTAAATAGACTTCATTAAGCACTTCATCTATCTGTGCATCGTCTAGGTCTTTTAGGGTTTCTTCTGGATCTTGGAAGGCTTTAGTCATACACCAGTTTAGAAGATCAAAGTAAGCATCTCGTTCTATTTCGTCATCCCAAAACACTTTCATTTCCAATCGATGTAATTCTCTACGTTCACCAAAGGTGATAGGGCGAATTTCAAATTCACCATGTGGGGTTTTTATCATAATTCTTTATGTTCTAATAGCTAACATCGCATTTGCACCAGATGCACCAAATTTAGTAGATACATCGTACATCATCGCATTCGCTTCATTGTATGCTACGCTAGTAATTTTACCATAGCTACCTATAAAGCCAAAACTTGTAGCACTTCCAATCGTTGCGTGATTAGCAAGGTTTGAAATAACAGTTGTTCCAGCTTTCATTGTAGTTGGAAGCTCGGCTGTTTGATTATCATATTTAACAGTAGCATCTAGTGTGGCGCTAATCTCTGGAACTGCACGAACTATTGCTTCTGGATTTCCATTAGCATCATTCTGTCCAATATATTCTGATGGATTCTCTAAATTCAATGAGAAGCTTTGAATAACACAATCTTCAGCACCAGCGATTGTTTTCTTTGCTGTGCCTGCTAAAGTAGCTAGTGAATAAAAACTTGTTCCGTATGCGGAAGGTGAGGATGGCGCAGCTTGCGTAAAGCTACTAATATAGCCTGTCTTAGCTGTAGCTGAGAATTTTAATCTACCTGACTCATTAGCCATATCACCAGAAATTGTAAGGTTAGTAATAGTACAACCAGGGAATATAATAGAGTGATTACTTCCTGTCGATGGTTTTATAATAGCTATTGTGATTGTATCTGCAATCGTAACAGAAGAACTGTCTCCAGTCTGAAGCTCTGGTGGTGTATAAGCAGCAGGAATAGTCACTACATCACTAGATTCTACAAGTCCTATGCAGTTCTGAACTAAAAAAGGAGCTACTGTGGCATCAAAAACGCCAGAGAAGGTTATCTCTTTTGCTACACCTTTTTCGTCAATATGTGCATCATCTACGTCAAAGACACGACCACTTGAACCACTACGAGGATCTAAGACTTGAGTTAAATTAAAATTAGGCATCTCAATACTATCAATATTGACTAATTGCATTGAGCTTACGTTTGCTGTTCCTATGGTTGATTCAGCTACAAACGCTAACTGAAACTCTTTCGGTGAATAGGCTGCTCCATCTAAAGCCATTACTTAGACTCCTTCTTACTGGAATTTACTTTTTCTAAAAAATCTTTTGCTGCTTCTGGCACTTCTTCTAATTCGACAGTTTCTCCTCGGTTAAAAGCTTCCCAGTCATCTTTCTTTAAACCTTTGTAACTATCAAACTGATTCATAAATTTATTTGACTTATATTTTGCCATCATTAATACCTTAATCGTTTACGCATAGACCTCTTCCACTAAACATTTAAACTCTACAGTCGCAGTTAAGTAAGAAGGGTGTTCACTTTCTAAATCATAGTTTACAGAATCCAATCTTGCGTTGTGCCAACTGTAAGAATTGGCTGCTGGAAACACTGTAAACGCTAGTCCATTTGCATCAATAACAAACCGATCTAAGCTTGTAATTAATATTGGCCTTCTGATCAATCTTAATTCATCACCATCACTCGTAATAAAATTCCTACCAGCAGAAGTGATAAAATTTGAAAACTCATCAATACTTGCCACATTTGTTCTCAATACTTCTTTTAGTCGCTCTATAATGTCAATGCGTGTATCTAAACTGCGTTTTTTGGTGTACCTACCACGTTCTTTTTCATTATAGGTTAAAAGTATCGAATATTCTCTAATCGCTCCATCTGAGCGTAATTCTACAATTTCATCTCTTTGAGGTGTAAGTTGGAAAAATGAGTTACCACGATAAACTTTATCATAACGAATAGGTACATTTCTAAATTCTTGAGCTACCAATAACCTCAAGTTATCTAATACATTTTCATTATAGGTTTTATTATAAGTGATCATACTAGCACATTACAATTAAACATGATGTCTGCTACTTGATAATCCATCTCTTCATCTTCTAATTCTGGCTCATAATTCACAAAACTTATTACTGCATCATTCCATTTATAGCTTGATGAAGGACTGTAGTTTGAATTATTACCGATCAAACGCTTTACTCTATCTGCATAGTTCATTAATTGCTCAAGATTATTACGTCTGCTAAATACACCAGGTGTCCTTCGATACAATCGCAGTAATATACCATAGACTCTAATTTGATCTTCGGTGGTGGGTTGGTCTAATTGATCTTGCACAGGGATAAATCTTAGGAAGAAGTTTCCTCTGTTTTGAAAATCTTTATCGTAATATACTGGAAGTTTATTGAACTCGCCCTTGATTAAGGACTCTAGTGGTTCAATAACATTGGCCCGAAGGACTGAAGTGTACTGTGAAGCCATAAAACATTACTTACGTTTTATAACACGAACTTTCTTCTTTTTCTTCTTTTTCTTTGTGGTTGCGTAACCGTAACCTTTACCTTTTGGCATTCCTATCTCCTACTTACTTGCTCTGATTTAACTGAACCATACTCCTCTGGTTGCCCTACTACAATAATACCCCATTGGTCATTAGTAGTATAGACACCCTCTCCAAATCTTATATACATTCCGTAAGCCAACCCTTGATAATCGCCATTGATCTCTTCAGATTGCACAACCTCATCTATGGCAAGTCCAGTGTCGTTCTTAACAAATACTGAATATTTTACGGATGTATTCGCTGTACCAGAAGTAAATGTACCCCCAGCAGTAATTTTTACACGCACATCATCGTAATCTACAGAAGGTAAAGTTGTCATTTTAGTATCCAGGATACCGCCTGTAGTATTGGCGTTCAAACTTATCGGTCTAAGCATTCCTTCATTCTTCTCATAGGTTGCTTCGTGCCAAAGCGCATAATCGCCTCTTTTTAATAAGTCTAACATCCCATCACCATCAGGTGAGATATAGCGCTCTTCGATGTCTTTAGACCGTTCTGGATCTACTGCTCGCATTAAATCTGCACAGGCTAACCCTGCATTCGCATTGATCAGTACAAAATCATAGTCACGACTAGATGCACCTTGATCTTCTGCTTTTGTACGTTTAAATATTGGTCGATTGATATAAGAGCGAATGCGGTCTGCTTGCTCATTGACCACTCGCTGTTTAATGGTGGCCCAGTCCTCTGCTGCTTCATAGACTAAATTATCTGGGTCTACAGAACTATAAACATATAAAGCATCAGCAGCAGAATCAAAATACGCATCATCTGAAGAATCTACAGCTCCCAATGAAGTTTGCATATTCATCTCTTTACCATCAATATAACTTTGCGATACATAACCGCTGTTAAAAGCCACATAAACATTCGATGCGTGACTTTGAAAGTTCTGAATTAAACGCTTGCGATCATAGTTATCGATATTAGGCTCTACGCCCATTAGGTCAGTTGTAATATTACAAAATGCTTCTAAATATGTTGCCATTATGCCATTCCACTTTGTGTGTCATCAAAATATTCCATGCTATTAACCTCTTCAAATGAACAGACTATATCTGGAATATGTAAACCCTCGATCATCGTCATTAGGTTTGCAATCTTCTTTACACCATTGATGGATATATCATTATCCATATCTCTAGCAATACTTTTTGTTAATAATTTTATTGCTCTCATCTCATCCATCATAGCCTGCATCTGTTCGGATAATGTCATTACTTAAACCCTTTTCGACTACTTATCGTAGCCATTTAGTTACTTGCTCAACAAATTCTTCTGAATTTCCTTTTCCACCAGCATTATAATAATCTTTCCAATAATGCGACATTCCCTCTACACTTGTTGGCATACGTTTAGGTATTCTCCAGTATTTAATACGACAATGCACTATGCCAGCAGCAATATTCTTTTCAAGTATATCTGCCCATAGCTTTTCATCATAAGTTTGCCAATACTTTAGATCTACTACACTTGCTTCAGCACACTTCTGCATTAATTCTGGTCGATGCTTTAGGTAGTGGACAAGATTATCTACTGCGGTTGCTGGTTCTACTTGAAAGAAAGACTTAGCTGGCCCATCATTCATTTGCGTAATATACTCGTAGCGTGATTCAATAATACCTGTGGCCAGTACCATATCTACTGCACTTTTAGAGGCATATTTTTCACCCATTACGTTGCAAGTACGTTCAATAAGTGAGCGCATTTGCTTAATGCTTACCATTTAGAAGTTTTCTTCAATAAAAGGCTTTACGACTAATTCCCAGGCTTCATCATCTTTTTCATTCTTACTAGCTGATACCGCCCAGTCACCGATCTTTATTAAAAGACCTTTCATACCATGTTTGCGTACAAGACTTCTTACTAACTTTTTTAACATATCATTTTCCTGCTATTTTATAAATACTTTTTTTAACACTTGTCCATAAAAGATCATCCCAAGTAGAGGGTGATAGGGCAACTGCTTTATCGATTGCAAGAATAGCAATTATTGCATATTCTCAATTTTCTACTAAAACTCTTACAAATTCTTCCATATTAACTAGCTCCTTTAATCCATGCGATTAGACTACTAAAAACGAAAGTGATTGCTGCCAGTATCCCAGTAAACCATTGTTGTTTGTTCTCTAAAGAACGTACTCGACCATTCTGAGCCTTTACATCAACTCTGATCTCTTTTGTCACCTCGAAGTGTGCTTGATGCTTTTCTTCTAGGCGTGTCATACGCTCTAATACTTCATCACGATAACTATCTACTTCAGCTCTTTTCATTTTTCGCTTTTACCTTTTAAAAAATTAAGATCATCTGAAATGTCATTGATCTCTTTTATAATATCCTCGTGCCTTCTGTCACGAGATTCATCCGAGCGATTCCATCTATTAATGAGCGCTATGACCTTTTCATCTGTCTCATTTAATTTTTTCATTAGCGTTTTTTGGAGGAACATGATTTGACCAAAAAATAAAGCCAAAAGACAACCAACAATACCCCACTCTTGTATCAGTAGTTTTTCCATATTCCCCCTAAAACGATTTATGCTTCGACTGCTGGTTCTTCCAGTTTAGCCTTTAAGCTATTAACAAAAGCCTGTCGACCTATCTCGATCTGCTGAAGGTTAAAGCGTGCGCTATCAACCTTACGATTTAGATCGTTAATATGCGCTACAATTAGCTTTTCATCGTCACCCAGGTCGTTGATCTTGTATTCTTTATCATCAAGAACAAGAGTCGGTTCGTTTTGTTTTTCTTTTTTTGACATTTGAACTCCTTTTTACCATTTCGTTTTTGCGGCCCAATATCCAGCAGAGAATTTTCCTCTTCTGATATTCGCCCTGTGTCTTGCCAAGAAAGACCTTCTTCTGGCCTTTCCTCTAGCTGTCTTTGGATTACTACCAGCGCCTTTAACGCCTTGTTGACCAAATCTTATTAATTTTACCTTTTTCCCTACTTTAGCTAGTACCGCATGACTCTTTGTTTTGTGTCCTGGTGTTCTCTTTGGCTTATTATAGCCTCTAAATTTTTGTCCTCTATAAGTGATTGCCATTATGGTTTCTTCAATCCCATTTTTTGTAATAAGCTTCGTTGCTCTTTAACTTCTTCTTCTAATTCATTAAGATGTTCTTGTTTCATTCCTTGAACATCAGTAGCTAATACTGTAACTCTATCTTCAATATCATTAAGCCTTATAGATATTTCTTGAAATTTCATTTGAGCTTGATACCAAGATCCAGTAACCACACCAACCGCAAGCATTGCTTTAATAAGAAAAGCAACGGAGATATGTACTTGAGCATCTTCACTAATCGCTTTCATACAATGAATCCAATTCCATTTCTATTCTCATTAATAATGAGTCAACTTCAAATATTTGCTGATTAATCTCTTCAAAATCTTTATTGTATCCAGCTATATAAGTATTGTCATCGCAAGACGATACGATCATAAACACATAAACAATACCAGCAATGCCAGTAAGACTAAGTAATGTGTTTAAAAAGTTTTCTACTTTATCTTTTTTAATCATTTCCTCTTGAATGCCAATCGATTGATTTTTTAACATCGTCTGTGGTTAATTCAAGCTTGCCATCAAAATCTGCTTTCCAAGTTTTTACTTTCTTACCATCTTTAAATAAAACTACACTTGGAAAATTCCTTAATCTTAATTTTCTTACTGTTTTACTTACATTTTTTGCAGGCAAAATCATCATTTGTGTTCCCATATAAGCACTATCACCATCTACAATAAATTTGCCTTGATAAAAGTTTTGTTTACTGTCTTTTGACCATTCAGCAGTAAATCTTACCAGGTGCATTCCTTTATAGATAGCACCATGAAAATTTGAATCTGTTACCTTTTGTTGACCAAAAGCTAATGTTAGTAATAGTAGCCACCTCATTGTACTGCAATCCTAAGATTAATAACTTGCTGTTCAAGTTTTTCAATCTTTTCTTGTAGCTCTTCAACCATATCAAAGATTTCATCTTGATTTTCTTGAAGGTTTCCTACTTGCTGTTTATACTGCTCATAAGATGGACTCCAATTATATCCTTCTGCTTTACTTGGATATTCTTGAGAGAATAACGATAAAGGCACAGGCAGTTCTTTGGCTTCCTGTATATCGGCTTGCAAGGCATACCACATACCAATTAAAGATGCTAAACCAGTTCCAGCAGCTATCATCGTCTGTAAGGATAAAGTAAACTTAGATCCTAATATCTTTTCTTCGCTTAATTCTTTACTCATTTGCTTGATACACTTGGTTTGTTGATTTCTATTGTTTCCATTTGAGTGTGCATTAAGCACCAATGCGTACTGCCATCTTTTATATCATCTGATAAATAATAATGAGTTTGTTCTGTGTTGTCTAAAATATGATTACTCATAGTATTTGGTGCGCAAGACATCAAAAATAGTAATGGCAAATATCTCATTAGTTCTTAGTTCCCCAGCTTTCTGTTCTTTGTTGTGGTGTATGATCAAAGGTTTGATTTTGCGTATTCGTTCTATTTTCTCCACTACTTCTATTATGACCACTACTATTGTTATCTGGTCTTTGATTGTTAAAGGTATCGAGATGCCTGTCGTAATAATGGTGATTAGGATAAGGTCTGTAGATAGTTCTCGTATTAAAATACAATCTATTATAATCTACTTTCTTAGCTGGTTTGCCATCCGTCAGTTCTACAATAACCAGTCCAGCTAAAAATCCTAAGAAGAAATATGCAGAGCCTTTAAGCATTTTCAAGTGCCTCTACTTTTGCTGATAGTTCTTGTACTGCTTTAGTTAGAACTGATACAAGACCAATAGTATTAATAGACTTTATTTCTCTATCGTCAACTGTTTTTGCACTTACCAATTCTTCAAATTGCTCTTCAACTTCTTGTGCAATAAATCCAATCTGATTTTTATTATTTCTTTCTGCACTTTCTTTCCAATTAAAACTTGAAGGTTTAAGGAGATTTACTTTATCAAGAGTGGTTGATAATTCTTCTATATTCTCTTTTAATGACCCATCGGAAGTATCGTTAAAATTGCCATCAATTTCTTTATCCGAACCAATAGTCATAGCAGTTCCAAGAGATTCACTAAGAACTACCTTAAATACCATTTGACTATCAATAGTGCCAGGAGTTCCTGTCCAAGTACCATTTTCTTTAGCCACATAGATTTCTCCTGATTCAAATTGAGCAGCATCACTTCTTGGCAGTGTCCATAATATTCCACAGGCATCAGAAGCTCCTTCACTTGTATTTGTCAGTTTTAACAATCTTACATTTCCGTCAACCGCTCCTATTAGATTTTGTAGTCCCGCTTGATTAAGAGATTGGATTTTAGTACCAGCTGCACTGTATTTATTCCATACTTGACTTCCACCAGTATCAATTACTTCTGAAAAAGCTATACCACCTACATCACCTTCATAATATTCTATGTGAAGATTCTCATTAGTAGTTCCAGTTGAGAACCTAAAAGCACCAGATGCTGCTGTCCCATTTAATACTGTAAATGAAGATTCAGCTGAACCTCCAAGACGAGAAACACCATGAGAAGTAAAATTTGCATTACAATTAACATTTCCTTCAAAGGTAGCAGTTCCATCTCCACCTAATAGAATTTTATTAGAGCCATTTTCTCTTAAAATAACTGAACCTCTATCTAATCCAGAACCACTTGAACCAGCACTACCTATTAATACATTAGAATAATTTGCGCTTCTAATGTCAATTGATTTATTGTCACCTTGAACAGTTAACAAACTACCAGGAGAAGCAGTACCAATTCCGACATTGCCATCACCCAGAATTGTCATAGCGGTTACAGCATTATCTCCAACCTTAAACTGCATTTTTTGACTTGCTGCGGTAGTGTCGTGGTCATATTTTATTTCACCTCTATAATCTGCCCCAGAAGCAAAAGCTAAAAAACTAATTTGCCCTTCATCTGTATCGGAAGCTATAATAACACC